TCGCGCGAGGTTTTCGATCCAGGGGGATCGCAGTCGTGGAACGATTCGATCAGCGCAGCGTAGGCTACGCCCCAAACGGCATCGTGCGCGAACTCTGATCTGGGTCTACCCCGTCCCGCAGAGGTAAACCCAGACTTCGCCTCAAACCTCTCGTTGCCCATACACTGGAGGTGCCCCCATTCATGCAGAAGCGTATCGATGAGAATCGGAGTGCTCGTAGAGCTGGACTCGACGAGGACGATTCGGCCGCGCCTTCCGTCCCGCTCTGCCCACCCAAAGAGTTTTTCCTTCTTTGGCAAGCTCGAGAGTTTGCGAAACTTGATATCCACTGGCATCGGACACGGGTGCTTGTCGCGTAGCCAGTTGGCTACTTGGTACACCCGCCCCCTGCGCGTCCGCGCTTTCGGCATTACCCGAACGTCGCCTTCAGACGCTCCATCGACCACCACTCCGTCTCAAACGCGCCCGAGCCCGTGCAGTTGTGAAGCACCGGGATACCGCGCCTCCACATGAGATTGGCCGGTCCCGCGTAGTCCATCCACTCCTCCGTGAATACACCCACGCATAGTCCGATTACCGGGTCGCCCTGGGCAGAGGTGCGGATCGCCTCGTCGTACAGGTGGAGGTGACCCTGCACGCACGACTTGTGCAGTTTGTTCACCATGGAGTTGGCGACCTGAAACCCTGAAATCGGCCGGCCCATGGGTCCAGAAACAAAATAATGTGCGAACGATATGCCGAGAATTTCCTGCACCTCAAGGAATGGATGCTCATGCCAACCCAGTGCTTTGGAACGGAAGTCGTCGGTAGAGATCACCCCCCGCCACTTCGGGTTCTCGGCAAGCCAAAGATCGGTCCTGTTCTCATGGTTCCCGAGGCAGAAATGTTTCTCGGTGACTAGTTTTGACCCCTTCTTCTGAGTTTTGTTGAACTCGTCGAGCTCTCGGTTGAAACGCAAGCGAGCGTCGATCCCGGCATGGACGTCCTCCGCATATGAGTTCGCGGACCAGGCGTGCTCGGCATCGCCAACTGCCTTGCACATGGACTCCATGGAAAACCAGTCACCCACATCAATCGCGTAGTCTGCGCGAACGTGAGCGCAGAGGCGCCCAGCCCACTCCGCGCGGGCATTATCCACCCCCGGTGTGAAGTGTGCATCCGGTATGGCAACGATGGTCTTCCCGACCTTGGGCCGCTTCTTCGCCGGAATCCGTGGGTACGGTTTCGGTGGCGTTAGGTCGTGCGAGCGCAGATCGTCCATGCGGGTGATTTCACGCTCGTCGTGCCCAGTCTGAGATCGCGCCCACTCGCGGGCGGTCTTAGGCGCCGGCAAGCTTGCCACCCCTCGCGACCCATGTCGCGTGAAGTTCCGATTCATGCGCTCGGACATGGGCGCGAAGAGCGGACACCCCCACCGGGTACGGTGATGCAAACGCATCCGACTGCAAGAACCTATGGAGGCCAGCGAGCGTTACGCCTGGACCCGCCGTCCCCGCCGCCAACTCCTCGAGAACTTCTCGGATCGCGCTCTTCCATGGATCTTGGCAGGAGATGCAGACCCGAGATGTGACACGCTCCGCTGATCCTAGCCAGTCCTTTACGGATGGATTGTCACTCACCGATGGTCTCCTCCAGTCGCACTGCCCTCTGGAGCACGTTAACGTCGGCGAGTTCCAACTTCAGAGAGACGAGGCAGGACGAGTTGTGCTTCTCCGTATTCAAAAATCGGCATTGGTGAACCTGGCACCCGCACCGACCACACGTTGGCACAGTGTCGCTAGGACTCTTCGACCACAATTCTCGAGCAAGCTTCGTCAATCATTTCCCCCAGTTTGGTTTCAACTCCATGAGCACCTCGGCGGCGGGGGGGTCGCCGTCGGCTTCTACCTCGTCCGTGGCAGGGCACGCGCACTCAAATGCGTGCATTTCATGGGCGAGGCACCATGGGTTGTCGCACCTATCGCAAAGTACCCAGCGACCGAACAGTTCCTCTTCGTTTTTTGGAACGTAGTCAGGGTTGAAAAGAACGTCGCCCGCTGGGCACACACAATCGTATCCGAGATCACACTGCGGATCGTGTGCGATGGTCATCGCTACTTGTTTGCTGCCTTGTTGAAATTCGCTCCGAGGAAATTCAGAGCTGACAAAATTGCCGAAACGATTTTGTCGTCGGCCTGGTTGGGTGTCTGACTGGATACGAGAGCCGCCAGTCCCACTGCCTGCAACGCGATGTTGACCAACATTTGCCAGTCGAGTCCCGTGATCCAATTAATGACTTCCATTTTATTCCCCTTCCTTAACCGGCCTATACGGTCGGCGTTTTACGTCTCTTTCAACGTGGATGTGATTGATGTGTTTTTGGTCTCCGAAGACGACGTCGTAGTTGTCTCCGAGTTTCTGTCTCATGCGCTCGGCCCAGCGGTCTCCCGCTACGATCTGCTCTGCCTCGTCTGCACCGACAATCGCGCCTGGTCGGTCTGCTCCATCGACTGCCCGGATGTCGATGGCCTTGCAGGCCGGGTGGAGCGATGCCTGCGAGTGCCCTGGGCGCCATGCTTCGGTGAGCACTAGGGTGTTATCTCTGAGAGTCGGTGCCGTCTCTGCGGCTACGCGAACCATCTCGGCGATCTCTGGCGCGTAGTGACGGCCAAAGCAGTATGCGCCCGATTCTCCATCTTTCCAAACCACTCGAGGGCCGAGTCTTGCCCAGGGTACGTCGTGACTCAACGCGAAGGGTCTCCGTTTTGCTCGACGATGAAGAGCAGTCGGTCGAGCTTGCGATCCACCTCGCTGACTTTGTCACCTGTCACTTTCTGCTCAACGGCAAGTGCCTCGACATCCTGGCGTATCTCTTGCTGGATTGCCTTGATCACCGCGATCTCGGGGCTGGCGGCGACGATGGTGCGGACCCTGTCCTCCTGGGCGAGTGCCCCGGTTAGGGTGCCCGCACCACCGCCAAGCGTTCCCCCCAAGGCGAGCATCGCAACAATTTTCCAAGTTCCGTTGGGTGAGTCTCCGGGCATTCTTCGCTCCTATCCGAATGTGGCCTTGACGTAAAGAGTCCCCGAAGTCAGGTTAATGCTGCCGGCTTGCGCCATGTTTGAAAGTACGACAACGACGACATCCCCACCGGACTTAACGTAACCATGCATATGCAGGTTGTTATGAAGGGCAGCCTGTGAACCGCTCGCTCCGTCGAGTGTGGTCATGCCGACAGATACGAACATTCCTTCCTCTGCGCCAACGCAATCAACTTCCTCGGACAGGGTTCCCCAATTTGAAACTGAACCCCAGTCCTTCGTTTCCGACCCATAGTAAACAGGTTTCCCCTTTGGCCCAAATGTTGCTCCCATCGACATAGCGCCCCCCCTTATCTCTTGTTGATGCCGGTGATTGAAACGAGTGAGGTGATATCTGCACCCGGAACTGCGGCGACCTCAATCCACCAGTAGCCCTGCACTAGGGTGAAGCAATCACCCGATGAATCGTTCAGCGTGCTCGTAGATGCTGCGGTGGGAACGAAACTCGTTGCGTCTGTCCCAGTCTCGCCAGCAACCACACGCCAAAACTTTACGGACGAACCTGCGTCGGCGCTCAGTGCCACGTTACTTGTGAAGCACGCAACTGCCTCGGCGGATTCAACTCGGAAAACCTTGGAGTTTGCCGAGTCGCTAGCCGCCGCTGTGGCGTCGTCGAATGCGAAGTAGCAACGCGATCCGCGCCTTACCCGGCAAGTGTTGGTTGACTCGAGAGCCTGGTCTTTCGCGACTACTCGCGTAGATCCTGCGGCCTCGGCCGTCGCCGTCGCCGGGAAGAGAAAGCTCAACGCGGCTGCGCTGAGTAGAAGAGTTTTCCAGTTCATGTCCTCACCTCAAAAGAAAAGGGCCGGCGCCTGGACACCGACCCTGGTTGACGAATTTTCCTGCGTGCTACGCGAAGTGATCTAGCAACCACCCCACGACGGCGAAAAGTCCGAGCCCAACGGATGCGAACGTCTTGACTCTGGTTTGCAAACGAGCGTGATCAAGCCGCATCCGCTCTTGCTGATCCGCCAGCATGGTTACGATCTGGCGAAGGTTACGGTGGTCGTGCCGGACCTCTGTGAGTTCTTGGATCGCAACGCCAAGCTCGCGCTCTGTGATTTTCTGGTCAGGCACACTCCGCTCCTCATGTGTCGATGTACGTCACCGCAGCGACTTGAAGTGTCGCATCCCCTGGGACGGTCGCAGAAATAGTGATGTGCGCCTTGCCACCTGAGTCGTTCCACCGGACGACGTTCCGCGACTTCCAAATTGCAGTCGTATCGTTTGCGTCTGCAACATCGGTCGTATTGGTTCCGCTGTGGCCGAAGTCGCAAGTCCCCTGCTCAACGTGGGTGATAGTGTACGCACCCCCGGTCGAATTCTTGATAAAGAGAATGGTCTGTCCGTCGTTCGCGTAAGCGTGACCGTCGGGCTCCGCATCGACGTAGATGGGGCCGTCGGCGGCACTTGTGACGGTGAGGGTGACTTCGGGCATCGCGTTCTCTCCTAAACTTGGGTCGTTACGAGTTCAACTGCCTCGACTGAGAACCATGTGCTAGTCGTATTCTGCACGGTCCCGCCGTTTGACGATGTGATCTGCGCCTTCAGGGTGTCACCGGACGTCACTGAAACGATTGGCGAGCATATTTGCAGGACGCAGGACGCAGTCTCGGCTTGCTGGGTTGTGCGGGCGACGATACTTCCAGACGCAGAGTGTACTATCTGAAGGTCGATCACCGATGGCGGGGTTATTGATAGCTCTACTTGGAGTGACGATCTCAGCCTCTTGACTTTGGCGGGCACCGTAAAGAAACCATCCCCACCAGTTGATTCCCAGAACGCGGCTGGCGCCGGAGACGGATCGTTCAAAAGGAGCGGAAGTGAACCGGCATCGTATAGCCCGCCCGAACTTAGGTCATCAAAATCTAGAACCGTCGGTGACGACGACAGAGTCCCGCTATTCGCATCAAGCCCAGAGAGTGCGGCGTAAAACCCCAGTCTGCGGTCGATTTCGAGAAATCCACGGTTCAATAGGGCAACCGGGCTCATGTCTCCTGCGCTGACGACTGGCAGCCCGATGTTTCCCGTGAAGTCATACACGATGGAGTAGCGAGCGTCAGACTGCGTAAGTCCTTGGTATACAGCGGTCAGAGTGATCGTGTCTGCGGTGCTAGACGCCACACTGTAGTAGCCGGTGTTACCACCGGCTACGGTAAACATCTTTGCGCCGGGTATATTAGACACCTTCGTAGACCAATTCGGAGGAGACCCCGCGCCCAGTGCCGCAACCGTCGCGAATGTGACTGTCGGATCGCTAACCAGTTTCACCGTGTCGTTGGCGACCGGCGCCTCATCAGTCGGATCCACGTTCTTACGACGAACCTTTAGAACCGTTCCGACGTAACTGACGATGTAACCCCTGCCCTCATCTGCTCCAGATGCCCCCCACTGTACCTCCGCGCCTACGGTGAACCCCCCGTCTCCGTTGATACTGGAAAGGTTGAGGGCATACACGCACTTTATCACGGCGCTATCGGTAACCGCATAGACAGTCCCGTTGTTGATTTGTGCCACTTAGACCCCCGTGAATCCTACGTCGATTGCGTCCAACTCTGACTCAGTTGTCGCCTGGTTGATTGAGTCGCGAGTATCGAGGTAGTGCTGATCAACCGCAAGACGACCGGCGACGAGAGCCTCGAGAAGCGTCGTCGCCTCCGAATCATCGACGGTGACCTTTGCGTTGACGATGTCCACCCAAAAACCACCGTGCGGGTTTACCTTGCCCGAGCGCAGTTCAGCGAGAGTCGTCGCGATCCGGCCCAGCGACTCGGTGTCAATCTGGTAGGTGTTAGCTCCCACCGTTTGCCCAGCGTTGGTCCGAGTCTCGTAATTTTGGTGTAGTTGTCCCCACTTCATGTGGCGTGTGCTCTCCAGATCGCTGAGTCCCATGCTCATCGCTTCACCAACTTGATATCGTAGTGAGCGCCAGCTCTAACTGTTGTCGCCTGGAAGATGTTGGGAGTCCCACTGCTGGTGTTGTAAGACATAAATTGGTAGTCCCATGTCCCGTTGGGCACCGCGCTATCGACACCAGTGACTACGAACTCCTCGTCTAGATTGAGTGTCCACAAATTGCTGGATACGTTGACGACGTCGGCATCGACCTTGCGGACCACCCCGCTGGATGTGAACCCGGTGAAGTTGACCGTAACGGTTATCACGTTCGTCGAATGGTTCACCGATTGGATTTCCCGACTGTCCCAATAGGCAGTAGAGATCGCTTGGAATGCGATTTTGTCGCCGGCCTCAAAACCAGTGGAGTCCGCAACGGTAACCGTGTTTGTCCCGGCACCACCACCGGACGTTTGGGCGGTCGATAGTGAACATCTGCGGATGAAAAACTCATCACGGACTGTCCCAGTGGAGTAACTATTGGTGCGAACATGGTTCCCAGACCAAAGGACTTCGACTGGGCTAGCCCCGGCCGAGTTTACGATCTGCAACTCTTGCATCACAACCTGAAAAGCCGAACCGCTTTGGTCCGCTGTGGACACATACGAAGTCCGATCTGTCACCGCGCCAGGTGCAATAGTATCCTCAAGTTGCAGCTTACGGAAGTCGAACTGGTCGAAGTAGAGGGGGGCGCCGTCGGTCTTTGTCGATCCGGCGTCGGTGTAGTTTTCTACGTCGTCCAAGACCAGTGTGGCGACACAATGGTCGGGCTCTGAATACACAAGGAGTCCATTATCTCCCGCTAATTGCGCTGCGATAGAAGACTCCAGCGTAACCATGTTAGACAAGACGTCCTGGGTTAGTGATTGCGTTGTCCACTTGGCGGCGTCTGGCAGCAAAATGGTCTTAACCGCGATATCCGCTGACGCTCCACCTACCGGGTCATGTGAGAGCCACTCATGCGAGGAGTTGTAGAAGTTGATTTGATACTGACCATACGTCCCACTGGAAAGGTTCGACCCAGTGGTCCGGTTTGCCTGGAACGAGAATGAGAGTTTCTCACCCGCCTTTACATGCAAACCTTGCTGCTGTGCAAGTCCATCTTGTGACTTCGGATCGTATGACGTCGAGCCATGCAGTGAACCCTCGATGCGCGGCACGGTAACCGCCATGGAACCAAAGGAAACAGATGCGTTTTGATCGGCCGAGTGATGCCGAAGCATATACGCGCCGTTGACAGGGGTTATGCTGTTCTCTGCGGTGCAGACCGACCAACCGCCGGTCGTACTGACGTCCCCGCCCCGCACTGTTCCGTCGGGTAGATTGTATTGTACCGGGGAATTCGCAGTCATAAGATTGTGCATCACACCCATCTCTCCGCTGTATTTCAGGATGGGATCGGGGTGGAGGTTTCCGCCAGTCTCTGCCAGAAGAAGACTTTGAGTGTCCGTAGATGGGATGAGGCGCGAAGAAAACTCGTCTGTCTTCACTAGGCCAGAGTAATCCCCGTTGTCTCTGAAGTAGCAGTCGAAGGCGGCTACGCGGAAATACCAAGTGACTGGTTCCATCGTCGGTAGCTTGAGCACTTCGCGCATCGGACCAGAGTAGATACGGTTTGCCTCGCTTGGGGTGAAACCGGACTGTTGGGATGCCCAAATCAAGACACCCGCCAAGTCCTCTCGGATGTCCCAGTTGCGGTCGAGTGTCACAACTAAACCTGTCAGGGATTGCACGATTGACAGTATCTTGGGAGCGGGGTGCGCCTCATTCACGGTCGATACCAATCTCGACGTTCCGGTCTTACCTTTATGGGTCGGAGTAACCAAGAAAGAGATGGCTCGGTGGGGTCCACCGTCTGCGATATTATCCTCCAGTCGATATACCAGACTGCTCTCCGACCCCGGCACTGCAACAGTCCGCAGCAATCTCCCCGTTTCTGATTCTGAAATCCCGACATTGAATGACATATCCGCGATCCTCGGAGCAATCGAAGACTCGTTCGTCAGTCCACCGTATAACTCGGTCGCTGCGTTCATATCACCAGAGTCTTCATTAAGAATAACGGCACTGCTCCAAGTCGCCTTTGCATCTGTACCATCGAAAGAGAAAGTGTCTGATGCCACCGTCTGCTTGCCGGCGGATAGATTCGCAACGACCGGCTGAGTGGAAGCGAGGAGATCATCACCGATTGGCACCCGCGTCGTGTGTCGTATCCAGTTCGATGCAACTCTGGATCTGGAGTCACCAAAGGCACCAACCCTGACCGTCCTTGCCATAATCGTGACCTGCTTACCGAGAGGCGTCACCGAGAGGTGTATATCGTCGAGCCAGGTGAGAGTTTTAGCCCCGTCGTCGGCGTTGAATCTTTTAGTTTCACCAATCGTACCGGGGCTCGGTGCGCGCCTCCTACCGCCACCACCTCTCGGGCGACCCATCCCAGACTTCCACTTGACCTCGATAAAGGTTTCTCCGCCCATACCGTATGAGACACCGGGTGGCACAACAGTCGCAACGATGGAGTAGAAGAGGGGGTTGTCCGATGACTGTTTTGTCCTCGAGCTTATAATCGTCGGTCGATCTGGTTTGGTGTATCCGAAGGTTGACCCGACTGGGCTTGAGGTAGCGAAGCCGCCCGCCGCAGCCGCCGCGAGATCGACTGTGAACAATTCCGGCGCCTCGGGAACCATCGAAAGTTTCACAGATAGGTCCGCTTTCGGAGCGACCGACTGAACGATCATTCTCCTTGGTGTCGATGTGGTAGTCCCAAAGACCACAACATCACCGATGTGCGGCGCGTCATCCTGGATCTCACTGTCCTCGACCGGACTGGCGAAAGTAACGACGTTGCTCTCTACGTCCGGTGGAGCACCCGAGGCTGGATTGTCTATATCGTACTCGGGGAAGTCGTTCTGCTCTTTACGCCTCACACGGATTTTATACGTCTCGGATTGCTCATATGTAAGCGTCTCGTCGAGGGTAACGGAAACCATAGTGCTCCCGGCGCCCCCCGAATGCGTTTCTGACTTGATCCGCCCAGACGCGAGACCCGTGAACTCAATGTCATGGGAAAGCAAGACTAGATCGCCTCGCTCCACAATAGACGCCTCGATGTCTACATCAATGTTTACAATTTCATTACGCCTATCCATCTGCTTGAGGTGGTAGATTGCATAGGCGTAAACCTCCTCACGGGTCGTAATCCCCCACGCAGACATGGAATCGAAGCGGGTGGCTACCGTGGTGCCAACTGATCCGCTTGATGAGTATCCATCCTTGTAGGCGACGACCTCCTGTGGCCTCCCCTCAGAGTCGTTGTACTGAACGCGAACTGCGTGTGGTAGATCGGTGTATGTCCAACTGGCACCGTAACTGCCCTTCACGATATTACGCGCCGTGAACATCTGGATCGGATATTCCGACGATCTGTTCCTGTCATAGATCACCGAAACTCGGGAGTCTTTGGAGTGAACCGAAGCCCTACCCGATGATGCGATACGGGACAAAATATCGAAAGTCGTTCCCCGAAAATCGACTACGCTATTCAGTTTCATCGCGGGCTGCGACCCATCTCCCTCGGGATCAAGCGTCATGTCGTGCCAATCCTTCAGTCCATCAGAGTCGATGTGTGAATCGGCAATCGGTGTGGGTTGTGCGGACCCCCGGAGAACCGACGCAAATGCCGATGCTGGAGAGTTGGTCTTGAACGATCCGTAATCGAACTCGACCCTGGCTGCATCTGAGATACCACCAACTGGTAGCGCGTCATTGAGGGTGATCTCTCCGTATGCGCTATTGCTGACACCACTGCCAAGCCATCCCTCCGTTACGCCACCGAAGTCCCAACGGTGTATCTCATTGCCTACGTCCCCGATTGCGACGTAGTCTATGTGGTAAATGTCGCCAACCGTCCCTGGGTTAGAAAAATCCAACCGAAGCTGCGTGATCGTTCTCGTTGTCCAGGCTGTAAACCCAGACATATCGATCTCTATCTCAGAATATCCAGAACCGGGCCAAGTCGGCTCGGGCCATATAACCTGTTTGCAACGGTCGCCTCCGGTGAAGGTATTCTCTCCTGCCGTAGTCGTTGTCCAGTAAATCCGACCGAGCCACGATGACGCAGCGTTTACGCTTTCTTCCCTGAGTGCTATGCGGATCTTCTTGTAGGATGAGCCATCGAAATCTAGGTCGGGTGGGGAGTAGAGAAGCGGGTTGACTGTGTCCGATGTCACAATCATGTAACCCTCGACGCCACCAGAAGTGGTCGTCGAGAACCATGTATCATCTGGCTTTTGGATTCTTACGGGGTCTCTGTTCTCTAGTCGCAGAAGACCGTCGTCCGACCCGGATGTGTCTGTGCGTACCCACAGGGTGCTACTCGACGCAGACGACCACTTGCCGGCACCGTCGTCATCCAAGCCCCTGTCTAGCTTGATGCGGTTGTTAGTACGGTCTACAGAAATGACCGTGTACTTCAGCTTGGCAGTAGACGAGAACGTCTGTCCACCAACCGTTGTACTATCCGCGTCCGTTGCTGACGACTGAATGATAATCTTATCGGAGTCTCGGAAGGTTAGGTCCGAGCTAATGCCAGTCATCGGAATCCATATTTCTGACTCCGCTAGGGATGTGCCTGTTTTGACCTGATAGTAGTCCCAGGGCTTTACCTCGATAGTCGTCTCAGACACGGAGTGCGCCCCACTAACCCGCCCCCGCGTTGACGGAGGCTCGGGGTCGGTCCAGTACCCGTTATTCGACCCCGCGCCCTTCGTATAGTACGACTGGAGTGCCTGCGCGTTCACGCGCAGCTCATCGATTACGCCCGTTCTCTCCGATGTGCTTTTGAGCAAAACATTCACATAAGACAAATTTTTGACAGTCGGAGAGATCGTGTTAGCAATCGAGTTTGTTGTAAGCGCAGTCCACGAAACTTCCGCCGTTTCCGTCACTAGGGTACGATCCCCCCCGTAGTTTCCAACTCCGACCCGAACGTCGTATTGGTCTGCGTCGAGTCCTGTTACCCGGATGTGTGCGAAGCCATCACCACCCACCTCGCCAGACCATCGCAAAACGTGGGTAGACGATATCCGGTTTACCTTGGATTCAACGCGCTCAAAGTTTGTACCCTCGAGCGTTACGTTTTCCATGGGGAAATCGGTAAGGTTGGTGTCTCCAGCCAGACCGACTGCAATCCAGTTTCCGGGCACCCCGCCGCCGATGTCTTTCACGCGATGCCAAACAACAATGTCGTTGTAACGGGTCGATTGTGATGGCCCAGCCATGCCACCAGGGTTGAACAGGATTATGGTGTACTCTGTCGTGCCAACCGGAGTCGTCCGCGTCTCCCACCTGGCCCCAAACCTGATGATGTGGTTTCTTCGTGCCGCGCTTGCTGTGAGAGCTGGGGTGAATTCAACCTTCGTCCAGTACATCTGGTCAGTCGTTCTCGGGTCTGGTGTTGAATTACTATCGTACACACCCTCCGGCCCGCCCCAACCGAGAAAGTCACCAAAGTTTCTTCCTGATAGGTTGTCAGACTTCTTGGTGATGGTGACCTCTTGCCAAGTGTTGTCGTCGAGGTGGATACAAACCTTCTCGCCTATCTGTACCTCCCTAAACAGAAACCCCTCTACTCTGCTAGAAGCGTTTGTAGTCGAACCGTCGCCCAGTGGGTAAGTCTCAACCTCTACTCCACCAATTACACCACCTTGCAGAACGTAGTGTTGGATGATAAACCAACGGCCCGCATTTGCATTGCCCTTAAACCAGTCTGCTACGACACTCTGTGCATCACCACGACCGATATAAATCTGATTGGCACCCAACGACGCGCCCGTCGTATTGCTCACAGGATCGTAGACATACCCAGTCTGTGTCCGTTCTGGGGATCCGGCTACTTGATGGTTGAAAAATGTCCATGTATCCAGCCTTGTGCTGTAGGCGTCTAGGGCGACACCCTCGCTATTCGCCCCTGGATGGTTTCTACCCGACCCACTGTTAATGGGGATCGACCTCCCGATTGTTCCGAGTACAGTCGCGAATACTGTTGGATCAGAGACTCTCTTGATAATGTCACCCGGCTTGGGCCAATTCCCTTCATTCCGGTCCCACAAAATATCTACACTAAAGGCCAGAGGCCCCTGTGCTGTAAAGGGTCTAGTTATGGGCGCGTCGGCTGCCTCATACCACTTGTATGTTATTCCCCTCCCCTCATTGGCACCATCCACTCCCCACTGCACCAATTCGTGCTCGACGTCAAATCCAGATGCCGTTGACCATGCCGTGGAATACGCGCTACCGCAACTCACCACCATATAGTTCGTAGGAGTGGTCACATACGGATTTGACTCATGGGAACTGACCGCATCTACGCTGGGTGCCTCCGGGCTAAGGTCGATCCAGTCTTCTTGGTCTGCGGCACGCTCCGCTAGGCTTGCGTTCACAGTTTGCTGACTGAACGACCCGCTATACAGGAATCCATCGGCATCCGATGGAAAGCCTTGCCGAATCTCAACCTCGTATGTGTCGTACTCTGAATCAGAGAGAAGAGTGTCTCCGAGAAATATGTCGTCCTCGGTGAAGTCGAGTGGCCCATAGCCGAGACAAAACGAAGTGCGTAGCCAGACAACGTCTCCGACCACTTCGTTGATTTGCTGGCCTCCGAGAGGTGGCGCGAACTTCGTATTCCCAAGAACCATCGGAATCGGTTTCCAGGGGGTCGCCCTATTCCCAACTCCCTGCAAAAAACCTGACTGGGCAACCGACGAACTGTTCTGTGCTTGGTTGTGCGGCTGCGGGGCGATAAGAGATCCGAGAAGATTCGCCGCGCCAAGGGCAAGAGAACCGTAGGAGAGTGCCGCTCCAGAAACCACACCCGGTCCAGCCGCGATACCAGCACCGAACGCTACCAACCCTATTCCCGCGCCGATCAGCATCAGCGTCTGGTTGCCAGTCGCATACCCTGCGATTTGCAGAGTCGCCGAAACAACCAAGAGTGCGATAAAGTGCTCTAAGCCGAACCCAGGCACAGCGCGAACAATGACGAGGTCGCCGCTCTTAGGTTCCTCATCGAAGCCATGCTTAGATTCAGAAAACGTATCGTTTACCGCAACGCGGAACGAGTCTACCTCTTCGTTGACCTCACGACCGAATATCTCTTCGACAAGTTCGCGCACAGAGGTTCCGACAGGGGCGACAACTTCTCTCCGCTCGGATCGGAAGGGAGACGGGAGCACGACGAGTCGGAAGTAGCCATCCGGCGCAACTCCACCAGGAGACCCTTCTACAGCATCGATATGTGCCGGTACAAGTTGTTCACTCGCCTGCAAAACAGTCCTCTCTGATAACTTTCAATACTCGATCCACTTGCCGGCCTCGAGTGAAGCATCGCCCCGCCCCCAACAACGATCCCACAGTGGGGGAGGCCAAGAACAGTTAGATCAACAACGTCACCGGCACGCTCTTCGCCTTGTGTGACCGGGGACCAGTCTGACCCCCGACCTTCGCTCCAAACCCTGTCGTATTCTTCCCTGTCTTCTTTATTCTCTGGGTTCAGTTCCACAAACCAGGGCAGATCGATAGCTAGTTCATCACGATAGACGAGTACGAGAAGTCCGTAACAGTTGGCGCCGGAAATCGTGTACCCCTGAGACTCATACGGGATGCCAATGTATTTCGATGCCCAACCCTCTGTCATACAAAAATATTGGGAAACGTAGTTGGGGTGAAGTCTTCCATCGGGAAACTTCTGTTCATTATCCTGGGTCCAGTCAACTCCCCACGCACACTTTGAGCATCGATATTCGTAGTCTCCCAGATCAACTCTGGTGTCTGGACTTCAATAACGTCTGGCGTGTCTGCTAGTACAATCGTTAAAACAACGGTCGGAGACGTTGACAGTCCGCGTAGCGTCGATGCGATAGAGCGATCTATGTTGTCAATTCTTAGACTGGCGCGTAGCGGAGACCCAGGAACATCCTGGGGCAACTCAACCTCAAAAGGGAATGGGAGATAGTCAACGTACTTTGAAACCTCGTTGCCAGACGCCGCGTCCGAAGGCGGCGCCGTTTCCACAACGATAGAAAACCCTGTATCTATGCTTGCGACTATCGTGTCGTGATACTCACCACTATCCAACAGGACCGTTACCGGATCGTCCGCTGCGAGCCCACTTGAAGACGCGATGCTCCAGCCCGTCGAAAGGCTACCTATCCCGCTGGTCAGAGTCGTCTGAACAGGCTTTTGCCTGACCTTCTCTGTATTCAGGGCAAAACGATATGGTGAGGCCAGGTCCGCATGATTGAGTTCAAGCAAAAGCAAGGCGACCTTGTCTGTCTCGTCTGCCCAGAACGCTTCCCTGAATGTGGTCGATACTGTTCTCGGCATTACGGAAGGATCTCCAGCCGCATCGAAACTCGGTAGAGACGATTCGCGCTACTCGACCCAGTCACGATCAGCTTAACCTCGGGGCGCCCGTCGAAGCGGAAACTTGTCGCCGTCGTTACACCGTCGAATTCTTTCGTCGGGCCATTCGACACCCAATTGAAAGAGAGTGACCCGTGCTTCAGCGTCGTGTCGTGGAACGTCAGCAACGTATCCTTCTGGGCCTCGGTGAAGATGTATCGATCCGGCGGTGGGTCGAGGAACCGGACTAGAGCTGTGAACCGTCGCCTAACCTTGCGCGGCCCCATGTCCATCTCGGTTTTGATGACGTTGTCGTCGGCCGACTCCTGCGTCTCAATCGGCATATATTCTGGGAGGGTTCCGGGCCAGGCCATCAGCGACCACCTCCGCGTTTGGCGCCGAATGCCGCCGACATGGCCTGCGAGACTTCGCCACCCTGCATGATGTCCTGCGCCACCGCACCCTTGGCACCCTCAAAGATGAACTCCAGCATCTCGCGGCCCTGAGAGTCCTGCTTGCGCTTCTGGCTCATCAGCGCAGTCGGCGCGTGGATGACGACTTGCGTGCCACCACCACCACCCGCACCGCCCATCACCTCTTTCCATCGCTCCAGGGGTATGATCGCCTCGGTGCCTGACGGGTTGTCGCCGACCATGGCAAGCCTCGGCCCGGTGGTTATTCCTCCGGTTGCCAGTTCCATCGTCGGCCCGCCGGCAGCCGCACTGGCATCAACCCTAGCCGCTGTACCGGCCGGTGCGGTTAACCCACCACCAAAGTTCCAATCTAGACCCAATCCGGCACCTATCGCATTGACTACGAGTTGCATTGTCTGTAGAACGAATTCCCCCACAGACTTCATCCCAGATTTGACCGCACCAGGGATGTCCTCGAGCCAGTTCTTTTCCCACACCGCATCGAAGTCCAACTTCGACTTGAGCATCTCAGAGAACATCTGGCCGAAGACGTTGATCGTGAAGTCTTGGAACCCCTTCAGGATGTCCTTCGCCTCTCGGGTGCCGCGTGCGATCCCGGTGAATACCTGGGTCATCGAACCCGCAAGCATCTCGCCGACGTTGATCTTGAAGGTTTTTGAGTCCTCTTCCATGCTGCGGATCATGGCTGAATAAGCCTCCGCAAGTTCGCCCGAATCAGTGGTGGCGGTCCCGAGTGACACCTTCAACGCATTGAGAGCGTCCCTCCCGGCATTGTTGTCGGGGATGGAATCAACGAGTTTTCGGAATGCGCTAGCGCCCTTGTTGACGGCCAGTTCCAACTTCTCAAGGTCAGAGGTTGCGTTCGCCTCGGCCAGTTTATTTTTCATGGCATCTACCATGCCGATTGCGGACTGGATCGATGGGTGCATCTGATTCATGCCATCGGTCATCGCCTCACCGAGCAATCTGACTGCTTCCGTCGCCGATATTGTTTCCCCCTTGAGCTTCAGGATCTCCATCGCAACCTTAACGAACCCTGCCTCGTCTACCTTGGAGAATTTATTGGCAAGTACTTCCACCTCATCGGCACTTTCCTTGACTCGCCTCGCGAACTTCTCTGCATCAGTCGTCGCGAGCGATTCACTAATGGATTTCTCAAGCTCTGAGAACTTGCCGCGTAGATCGTCTATGATCTTGACGTTTATTGAGTCCGCTTCCATCTGTCGCAACCAGGCTCCGTAGGCCGATACCATGTCTTCGGTCTCGGTCGTTACCGCACCTATGGACTTCCGAAGTGCTTCTAGGGTTTCCGTGTGTCCACCACCCTGGAGTCCAGCCAATGCATCCCTAAAGTCGGATTCGCCACGCGAAACCTTGAGATCAAGTATTGCCTCGGGCGTCTTCGCTGCGGCGTCCTCGATGTCTCTCTGCAACTGCCTCACCATCGACGTTGCAGTGACTATCGCTGGGTTCGCCTTACTCATCGCAGCAAATATCTCTTCGCCCAACTGAGATGCTGAGATGCCAGCCCTTCCCAGCGAAACCTTTAGATCCTCTATTTTCTGACGTCCCTCCTCTGTCTTGTTGAGTTCCTTAACGTACCCGGAAAACTCGGATCGGGCACGCCTCATACTCTTCTCAAACTTCTCGACCTCGGTCACCGCAAGGAAATCTTCAAGAGACTTCTTTGACCCCTCAAACATGGACCGGATTCCGCTTGATGCGTTATCCGCACGGGAGATCGCATCAGCGTACTCATTGGCTGCATCCGTTGCCTGGAACTGAAGCGAGAGATAATTCTGGAAGAAGTTGATCAACTCCGCACGACTAGACGCGAGGTCGTCAGTATTAAGGAAGTTTTCTAGTGGGAGTTTCTTGAATACTGCGGCAAGTTTAATCAGTCCTTCCGGTGTCTTTGATAGCGAGTCGAACGCATCTCCGACTCTCTCGCCGATTCGTTCTAGTTGTAGGATTTCCTTGTCGAGATCGGAGAAGGCAAAGGCATCTTCTGTCGCAGTTGTTATCGACTGAAACTCCTTCATTAGTGACTCAAGTGCCTTTTTCCCACCGTCTGAAGCTGCGGCAAGCCCAAGATCGCTACCAAAACTGGCGACCAGTTGATCTGCTTGCTCTTGCAACTCCTCGACCCTTGCCATCAAGTCCCGCTCTGGTGCGCCGTCTCCGTAGTTGAGGGTAAGGTCGATCAAACTGCCTGTTTGTGCGGTCGCCCTTGCGTCTTTCCACATTGCCTGGAACTTGTAGAACTCTTCATGGGTCTTCATCAACCCGAGCCTAGTCTCTTCCAGTCCGGCAATAACGAGATCGATGTTCTTTATTTGGTGGTCGGCCCACTTACGTCCACGCACAAGACCCGCAATAGCAATCCCAATCTTGCCGAAATGAAGAGACGCGATCACTGCGTCGATTCCGAGTTGTTGGAGTTTGATACTAAGCCAGGAGAAAACCCTACCTACGGTCCCCCAGTCTTTTCTCATAGCCTCGGTTTGCGAATTGGATTGCATAAGCAACTCGGAAAACGCTGATCTGACGATTACCGCAGCGCCAACAATCGCAAGAATAACTGCCACTGGTTTAGCCCATGCGGCGGCTGTGGCGGCGGCGGTTCCAATCATAGACGCCCGTAATATGACCACAGCCTTGGTTGCCAGAGCAGTCGCCCCTGTAAAACTCAACAGACCAAGAGTCATGGCCTTTAGCCCTATCACGACCGGAGTGATAACGTGGATGACGGCACCCAACGCCAACGCAAATGGCCCCATCACTGCCAAGCCTGCCCCGACCGCAACAATCCATTCTTTGGTCTCGTCTGAAGTCTTAGACAACTGTTTGGCCCACTCTATCAGACCAGTCACAATCGCTACGACCCTAGGCAGGAATAGCGAACCCACCTTTGTCGCAAAAACCTCTATCTCCGCAACGAGTGACGAAAACATGAACTTCGCCGTCTTCCGAGTCCTCTCAAACTCCTCCTGCGTAGACACCTCACCCCGTGCCATCTTCCCAGCGATGTCCAGATACACCTCGCCCTGCGACTTGGCGACTGCCAATACACCCGCCAACGCTCGGATATTAGGTATGAGCTCGTCCAGCGCGATTGCGTTTATGTCGGTTGCGTTGGCGATATTGACAAGCGTCTTGGCTAGTCCGTCATCCCGTATCCTTGCGTGCATCTCCTCGACTGTGAGCCCTAGCCTCTGTAGGATTTGCCTTGCCTGGTCGCCGGGGCCGAGGAGCATTGAAAGCGTGGCGCGTAGTGCGGTCGTGGCGATATTGGCATCAACGCCGACTCTGGTGTAAGTCGCAACAAAGGCGCCAGCCTCTTGGATGGACACGCCCATTTCTGCGGCGATACCCATCACGCGGCCCATCGACCCGGCCAACTCTTCGGACTCGATATTGCCGAATCGAACGGTTGCCATTAGGGCATCGACTGAATCCTTTGCGGTCAGGTTAGACTTTGAATAAGCCTGCATCGCAGAGACAACCAACTTCGCAACGATTGCTGTGTTACCCAACCCGACGACTGATGCCTTCGCGGACATCTCCACAACGTCGAGCGCCGCTGCGGATCGCAGGCCGGCGGATGTCACAAAGAACAGAGCCTCTGCGAGTTCATTGGGGCCGCGACCGAGATCGCCTGACTTCTCTAGGATCTGCTTGCCCCAGTCATCAACCTGTTTCGCGTTTATGCCCACTAGGGTTTTGATCTTCGTCAAGGACGCTTCGTAGTCCGTAGCGACCTTAATTGCGGCGCCCCCCGCAGCGGCAATCGGCAGAGACACCATACTCGCCTTGCGTCCCCATGACTCGAGACCACGGGCAGTATTCTTCAGCCTGCGCTCAGTCGTCTTCAGTTGACGATTGAATTGATCGGGGTCTAGGCCCAGTTTGACGACTATGCGGTCGCGGAGCGCCATCTACCTACCTGCCCCCGCCAGTCATGGCTTTCAGAATAGCGATCTGCTCTTCCACGGACTGTCCCCCGTCATTCTCTTCCTGCGTCACACCGAACTTCGGCATGAAGTCCTTCGGCTGAAATGCCTTGCCTTCTTTCCCACGGTTCGCGTTTGCAATCGTGCAAGCCACGATCCCGGCCGGGAGGTCGTACTTCCGTTCGCCATCCCAAGGGTCCACGGCATAAAACGCGAGCCACTCGGTGATCTCCGACGAGGTCAAGCGCGCATACAGCTCGCGCTTCGACGGAATGCCCAGGGCTAGGCAGAGGGCGAGGGTGACTCGTCGCTCGGGATGGCTTCGGATTCCCCCACGGCATCCTCCACGGAGTCGTCGGAGATTCCAGACAGTTTCGCGGATACGTCGAATACCCGCTGGAGTGCCTTGGCACTCTTCTCGCCCAGGCGATGCACTTCATGGTCGGCAAAGAGTCGCTTGCCTTCACCGTCCACCATCGTGAGCGCACAAAGCTGCACCCGGAGATTCTGCGCCTCGAGTTCGACATTCGTCGTGCCGTCGGCATTGTTCGACACCTTTGAGATCGACTTCTCAAAGACGCCGCGCTCCGTGCCCGTGAGTTCACGGATACGGACCATTGCACCATCCCATTCCGGCACAACCAAGTCTTCGTAACCCAGGTCGTCCGCTGAGAGGATTTGATCGCGTGTCGCGTAAGTCCCGTTTGCTGCTGCCATGCTTTGCTTGTTCTCCTTGTTGGCCTACGTCGGCCAGGTGATGTCGCCGTCAACTTTAATTGTTAGGTCGATGTTATGTACCCCGTCGATTGGTGCTCCGAAGACAGCCCCTGTGATGCGGCCATTGAAAGCCACATTCTTTGGGGTGCCAGGAAAGTTCAACCTCCAACGTGGCGAAACTACGTCCCAGTTCCAATCGACGTATTTATTTGTTTGATCTAGTTCCGACACTAGATCATTGAAGTCATTCTTGTTTTTGTAGTAGTAGTCGTTATCCGCAAACGTGCTACCCACCAGTCCTGGGTCGTAGTTTAAGGAGACTTGAAGTTCCCCGCTTTCAAGCAACCCACCACCAGGGAATGATTCCCTAAAACGACTTGTCGCGTTGTGCGAGGTTATGTCGATTTGGTCTGTTGATGGGGACGGACCCGTGATAGAAGTGACGTTGCCAATGTCTTCGTAGTCGTAGTACCAGAGTTTCCCATCATCCGCGGTCAATGAGGATTGCACTACGGTTTTATGGGTGTACTCCATATCTAGCGTGGTGTGCGTCGCGCCCGCTGTTTTCCCCGAGACGATATTTTGCACGATATCACCCTGCCCTGTCTGGGTACTAGCGTAATAGTGGACGAGATCGCCAATATCGAAATTTGGGGCATCTGCGTTTACAACCAAAAGAGACGACGCGGAGCTGTTCTCCTGTGCTTCGATTCGGACACCAGCAACCGGCCACTGACGTTGCAGGAGTGTGCCTTTCGCGAATTTGGCCTTAATTGCCATACTTCACCTCTCTATCAAGTAGGCCAGGTTATCGTTCCAACGATCTTGATGGTGATGTCCATGGTGTGAACTCCATCAATCGGAGAATTCAAGGACACACTGGATACGACGCCCGGAAACAAAACCTCATGGTTGCTGGAATCGGGGAAGATGATTTTGTAGTTGTCCTCCGTTCCGTCTTCCAAGTCCTGCATCAATCGGTTATGACCTGTGCTGTCGGTGGTGGGATCGCCTGAATTATACACCACAGTCGGATCGTAATTGACCGATGCGTTGACCTCTCCACCATCTTGCAGCCCGCCAATCGTCTCGCGGAATCTCGTAGTGGTGTTGTGCGAAGTGATGTCGATCTGGTCTGAAGTAGCACTTGGACCGCTGATCGATGTGATATTTGCAATGTCGGTAAACGCACTCCCTGCGCCCGTGTCGCGTTGCAATTTTGTTCCCTTGCCAAACCAAGCTACGGTTGCCATAGGTATTTCCCTTTCTCACACAGGCCGATGTCGGTCGTGTGTTTTGAATACTTCCACCCGCGTGACTAAACGCGGATCAAGTGGGCCAGGTGATTGCTCCGGTAATCGTGATCTCGACGTCGAGCATCAACGCACCGTCAACTGGCGCACTCAACTCTGCCTTCGTCACGACACCAGGGAACGTCATCGCGTCGGACCCACTCGCAAACTCGAGCTTCCACTCCAACAGAGTCCCTGCACTGGAGTCGGCAAGAAGTTGGTTGTGGGTAGCTACGCCAGTGTTGTCTGTGGGATCGTAGTTACAAGAAAAACTGATCGACCCAGGATTCACCAGCCCAGGTAGCCACTGTCGCGTCTTGTCGGTTGAATCTTGGTTGGTCACATCGATGTGGTCGCCCGTGGCATTTGGACCCGTGATCGACCCCAAGTTGTCAATCGCCGCCCAAGTTGTGGTGCCTTCCGGTGCCCGGTAAACCTTGGTCCCTTTGACGAGAACTCCGGTTGCCATGATTTTCTCTCCCTCATGCCGGGTTCCCGGCAAGTGAACGCAAAAAGGCCAGAACCACCCGAAGGCGGCTCCGGCCCATGTGCGGATAAGCGACGTCGCTATCGAACTGCGTGTCGCGGGTATTTGCTTTCCGTCAGGTACTGGATCTCAAAGCTGAGAGCGCAGACCCAAAGGCGAGTGTTGCCGTCGGCCGAAGCATCAAAGTCGGTCGCATCTAGCTTCCGGTTGACACCAATCGACGACGACAAAATGGCCTCTTCAATCTCTGTTGCGGACTGGTCGCGTTGAGCAATGCTCTTCGCAATCGCAGTCACGTTCACGGTCAGTGCCCGGTCTTGGATGTACCCTGCATCGGGTTCACCTATTTCACCGAGTGACTCCGTGCTCTCGCGTCCAGGCTCAATGACGATCCCAGGCAGGCTCTCATCCGAGACTGCTTCCGCAGGGTCGTCGAAGACGTTGACCCCGGTCGTCGGGAGGTTCATCAGATGAGCCTTCACCTCGGCGAGGATCCGATTCCTAACGTGGATTCCCGCCATGCCTACGCCTTCTCCAAGATCATCTCAAGGTCACCCTGACCGTCAGGGTGGATCTCAATGATCGTGTAGTCCGTTGAGCGGACATTGATTGCGTCGGCGCGAGCTGGCGTGCCGGTGATGTCCGACGCCCGGAGAATCATTCTCGGGCGACTGGTCTCGACCACCGTTTCACCGATCATCTCTTGATAGGTGAACTCGGCATCAAAGATGCCGGTCACGGTCTGCGGTGAATCACCCGATGGTGTGAATACAACGGTCTCGCCGAAAACCTTTTGGCCGGCATAGTGAATGCGGCCCGCCAGATCAGTCCAACCCATGCACACCCCCAAAGAAGAGGGGCGAGGTCAATGAAGACCCCGCCCCTCAGAATGGAACGCTAAGTCAGTGGCTTACTGACTATGCGTCGTCCAGCGGCTGAATCGCAGCGGGCTCGACGCAGACGTTGAGCACGTTGCTCTGGCACTCAAGCATCTGGAAGCGATTCCCCATCGGATCGGGGAACGTCCGAGCGTACACAGGCAGCCCCGTCTGGTTGACGGTGTCCGCGTAGTCGGCCGGCGCGTAGCGCGTCTGGAAGATACCCGCGCCAATCGGGAACGCGATCCCCTTGCCCGTACCGAGCGGGTTGGTCCCGCCAGGTCGGTATTCCTCAAACTCGATACCGGCGAAGAAGAAACTGCGCCGTGCAGTCCTTTCGCGGAGAGGACCGCCGTCCGTGTACTGGAATGAGTTCACGATGTCTGTGTTTTCCATGAGCCCATCAAAGAACGTGGAATCCACAAAAGCATGGATGGACGCATAGGGTCGCCCGCCCAGAGCATCTTCGATCTTGCGGATCACCTCTGAACATTTCCCACGCAATCCGGTCGAACCGAGGGCCATTGCCAAATCGCTCGCAATAGCGCCAGGAAAGACCGACCCACTGTCCACCAGGGTGGTTCCATCGGCGTCCTTGGTGATTCCCTGAAGTGCAGTGAACTGCTGGTATTCGATGGTCGCCGCAATCTTCCTCGCCATGAGGTCGTTGCGAACCATCACTTCCGAAGCCAACGTCTGCGCCTCGGTTTCCGTGCCAAAGGCGCGAATCCCCTGCACCTCGTCTGCGTAGATCGTGTCGCTGATCGCAACGCGAGTCGTATTCAGATCGTACATGGTGCGGAGGGTTGAGTTGTTCTGCTCGGGCGGTGCGCCGCGCGGAGAACTCTGAACGAGGCCAACCGTCTCGGCGAGACGTTCGACGCTCACCTTGGTGGTCGTAATTCCCCGTTCCTCGAAAACTCCCAACGCGCCTACGCGCCCTGGCACAAACGGTGTCGCATTGACTGCCGCCGTGAGCGAACGCATCGAAAATGCGTCACCCGAAAAGACATCCATGGTTGCCATGGTATGACTCCTTTCTTGCTAGCCAGTGGCTAACGGTAAATGATACCGAGTGCGAGCAATTCTACTCCCGCTGCGGTAACCGAAGTCGCGTCACCACCAATCGTCAACTCGTCTTCGTTGACTTCGGCATCGCGGACGATAATCGTCGCCTCGACGTTGGATGCACTCGCATCGACTGCCTCAACAAGAATCCCAGCCACTGCTTGTGGATCGACATTGTCGTAAGCGCCGTATGTGTCGTCACCAGCGTTCATCTCTCCGATGACCGTACCAGCGGCGAGATTGCCTGTGGTCTCCGATGCAAGCAGGGTCACCTTCTTACGACTGCGATTCCCGTTCGCCTCCGAGACGATAAAGCCCGCCGTATGTTGGGTTTCGGTCTTGGTTGCCATTTCTCTCTACCTCCGAGAGGCGGCGGCTTCTGCACGCTTGCGATAAATCGCATACGAGTCGAGCGCCGGCTCATTGGTGGAGGCGATTGCCTCCACATGGTTGTTGATGTCGTTGCTCTCGCTCTCGGCGACCTTCGCCTCCAAGAGGTTTGAGCGCACACTCTCGACGCTCTCGCCAGCGGCGATGAACGTCGCTGCATCTGCGGGCACGCCCGCCAAAGTGCAAAGCTCGACAATCTCTCGAGCCTCTTTCGTTGCGTCGGCACGCGCCTCTGCGCGGGCTACTTCCAACTCGTCCACCGGGGCATCCGCTTCGGGCGCCTCGGCTACGACTGTCTCTTCGACCTCGGCCAGGGGAGTCTCCTCCACGACCTCGGTCGTCTCTTCGGTGGTCGCCATGGTTTGACTCCCCTCCGTCTCGGTTGTTGCTGGTTGATTTGATCCCGCGTCACCCACTGTGGTGACGGGGATTTCGGCGGATAGGCTTGCACCCATCTCCCCACCGATGGCTTCGGGGCCGGTCATCTCCTGCAAGACAGATCCGCGCATGGCGACTCGGTCTACAAGTCCGTTGTTCAACGCTTCCTTCGCCGTGAAGACTCCCGCCTCCTGGGCGCGTACCGAGTCGGTCGAGATGCCTCGGTTTCGCGCCACAAGGTCGAAGAATTGCTCGGCTGAAGAATCGACTGCCTTCTCGAGGATCCCCCGGCCCAACTCGGAGAGCGGGCGGTTGGGGCTCAGGGCGGTCTTGTTCTTTCCACTCGCGATCTCGGTCATCTTGAGACCCGCGTGCTCGGTGGCTTTCGACTGATCAACGTGAACCGCAACGACGCCAATCGATCCGACGGTCGCCGTCGGGCTCGCCACCACCGTATCGGCCGCACTCGCAAGCGCATACGCCGCCGAAGTGGCCTGGTCGTCGGCCAAGGCGACGATGGGCTTCTGGCCCCGCGCCTCGTAGATGCGGTCGGCGAGATCGAACATCCCGCGCACCTCGCCACCCGGAGAGTCAACGTCGAGGAGAATCGATGAAACGTCGGGATCGGCCAGGGCCGCATCCAGCGAATCGCCGATTACGTCGTAGTCGCTGAAGAACGTGCCCCGGAAAAGAGATCCGCGAATCGGGATGACCGCAACCCCACCCCCAGTCACGCTTCCGACAGGCTCGGGCGACTCCGTTGCCGCTTCCATCCAGCGAGCGAGATCCTCGGCGTCCAGCTTGCACCAACTGATGAACTGCAAGACGTCTCCGTGGATTGCCAAAGGTGAGTTGTAAACGCGGCTCGCCAACTCCAAAGTCGCCCGTGTCTGGTCAGGTTCCATAAATCGCTCCCCCTTCTTCGTCGGTTTCCTCTTCCCCGCCGTCGTGCTCATCGTAGACACTCGGGTCAAAGGTCAAGCCATGCTCTTTTTGCCGCGCATTGCCTCTTGCAATCTCGGCATCCAACTCCTCGGGGTCAATTCCTTGCTCTGCAATCGCCTGGTCGCGTGACATGATTCCGGCGCGGATCGCAGCAACCTGTGCAGCAATGCTCTTCTGCGGGTCAACCTGTCCCCAGCCGGGAGTCACCCAACGCGCCTTTGATGCGGCTCGCACCGTCATCCCACTGGGTAAACTGATTCGGCCAGACATCACCGCAGATTCAAACCACTTATTCCAAATCGGTCTGCAAAACTGGTGAATCACGACTTGGTTCTGCGTCCGAGTCATCTGGCGCCGGAACTCAATCATCGCCGCACGGGCGCTCGAGTACGTCACCTCGCTGTAATCTCCGGTCAACTGCTCGTAGGTCAGTCCAACGCCCGCTGCGATGGTGCGGAGTTGCTGACCCATGAAGTCCCGGTACGACCCGCCCACATCCGCAGGCTCGGCAAACCGGATTGAATGCCCAGGCGGCAAGAGTTGCAGGGTGCCCGGTTCCAATGACCCGAGTTCTACCCCGTCCGTCGCAGTCGCCACCGACCCTGCACCCAGAATGTCTTGGTCTGGGTTGGGCGTTTCTTGGAACGCGCAGAACATCGCGGCGAGTTTCTTCCGCACAAGTTCTGCGTCTGAGAATTGATCCAACTCGTAGAGCTGCACCAGAACCGGAGTCAGCGACGGGATGCCGCGCACCTGTCCAGGCCGAAGCACCTCGTACATGTGGGCGATCTCTTTGGCCGGCACGGGGAATGACGTCCAGTTCCCAATGCCCACCATGTCGCCCGGATGATTCCGAAACATCCAATATGCGGTGCGCTTCCCGAATCGGTTGAACTCCACCCCGGCGCGAACCGGGTTCCCGTTCGCCGTCTCGTTGTCCTTCTGCGTGTCGCAGAATTCAGACTCCAGCAACTGCACTTGGAGGGGCGTCGAGAGACCATCGGCGGCGCGGCGCGGACGGAACCGCACAAAGCACTCGCCGCCCTCCCGCATCGCCCGCACTGCCAGTGCCTGGAGACCGTAGAAGTCGTTCATTCCGTCGGCATCGCATTCGTAGCACCACTCCTGCCATGCTTCGGCGATCTCGTACCTGAGTGCCTCGTCCTCGACCGCAGGTAAAACCTTGATGCCGGTGCCCACGCAGTTGCTGACGAACGCATCGATGGCTCGAGACGCGACCGGGTTGTTCCTGACTGCCTCCCGAGCACGCGAGCGAATCGTGCCGATCCCGCCCGTCGTTAAAAGATTGTTGATCGAATCCGAAGACGAGTTCCAATTGTAAGCGCGGACCCTGTCCTTCTGTCCTGTCGCAGTCGCAGCATCCCACCCGACTGCGCGAATCTTGATCGGTCGGTTGTCGGCTCCGTAGAGGATCGTAACGTCACTCATTTGCCAAACCCTCGCTTGGCTGCAAAGCGAACTTGCTTCGCCGTGCGAGAGCTCGCAGTCGCGGGCTCATTCACCGCAGACTTGATCACCTCGTATGCGCGCGTGAGTTCCATGATGCTGCGATACTTCACGCGACGGTCGCCGTACTCAACCTCCAACTCTCCACTCTTCATTGCGGTTTCGATTGCCGTCAAATCCGCCGACGAGAATGCCATCGTTCACCTCCCCAAGTATCCGCTTCTTGAGACCCCTCGCCTCAAGCCACCTCGTCCACCCACCGCCGCGCCAGGGGAAGGTGGCGCCGTCGCTGCGGGAGACGGCGCCACCGAGTCCGACGGTTGCCCGCCGTCCTCCAGACCAGGGGGGTGGCCCTGCTCTTCGATCTCTACCCTGCGCTTTTCGCTCTCGCGATCTAGTGCGAAACCCATCGACTCTAAACCACAGAGACTGGCATAGGCATACACACTTAGATCGAAAACCTCATTCCGATTTCCCTTGACCTTGAGTTCCCACACCCTGCTTGGGAATCCGCGTGCATCCCATTTGGTGAGAACTCGTTCCGCAGTCAACTGCTTGTAGTAGTCGTCGTTGAACTGATCCGAGAAGTGAATGAACCCAGGCCCCGGATCGCGCACCTTGTTCAGGCGCGAGTAAATCACTTCCTTTGCTGGCGCGACCCGAATCGGGAACAGGGGGATCTTCCCGATGTTCTTCCGACTCGGGCGCTTCGGCCAAATGTCTCCGTTCCCCGTCTGACCCTTGATGGCAAAGACAAAGCACCGATCCCCGTTGTCCGCTAAGTAGCGGAACCTCGGGCCGCAGAACGCATACGCTTGCTGCGTGAAGTGCCCGCCAGTATCCACCGACGTCGCCCGGACGAACATTTCCTCGCCCAGTTCCGAGTATCTCGGCTCGCTGATCACTTCCCAGAGTTGATCCCAGAGATCCTTCGTCCCAGGATCACCCGGCAAAACCGTGTACTCCAGATGCCAGCACTCCTCGCCGGCCCCGTACCCGTGCAGCGCGAACTCGAGACGGTCGTCCTGAGTATCGACACCAGCAACGAGGACAGTCACCTCCTTCGGGATGAGCATCTGCGCCCCATCCATCGGATACGCCTCGGCGCGACTAAGCAATCCCGTGCTATCGACTGCCTCGTACTTCTCGGCCCAAGTCTCCGCGAGAACCGTATTAAGGAACGTCCTGAGTAGCAGTGGCTTGCCTTGAGCCTTCAGCCACTTGTCCGCTAGGTTCCCCAGTGAAAGATTCGACCAGGGGGAGTACAGAGCGTTGAGGTGAAACCCGGCTGTGCCGGTGAATTCGTCCTGTGCCCGCCACTCACCCCGGCGAACTGCATTGTGACGCTGCGCTTCCGTCCACGGTTCATCGCACTCGCAGCAAAAGTATTTCGCAGTCTCCGGGCGATGATGGTTCTTTTCGTCCTTCTCCCATCGCACTTGCGACCAGATCAGTATTTGGAACTCGCCGCACGCATGACACGGCACCCAATACTGGCGCCGATCTGAATCGTTGTATGCCTTCTCTATCCGTGAGGTGTCGCGTTCAGTAGGCGTCGAGGCCATCCCTATCTTCCGGTTGCCGAAGGTCGCTGTACGCGCCTCGCCCAGTTCGATGGGATCACCCTCGGTTCCCGAACTGGCCGTCATTCGATCAGTTTCATCGAAGAGGACGATTCGGCAAGGGTTGCCCGCAAGATTTTGAGGGGAGTTGCTGCCGGCCAATATGAGACGACCCCCCGGATATGACTTCTCGAGGATCGTATTGTTGGAGTCCCGAGTCTTCGGAGCCTGCACACTATCCCGCAGTGCAGGCGAATCCCGAATCATCGGCGCTAAACGATTCTTGGAAAACTGCTTCGCGTCGTGCTCGCGAGGTTGAACCACCAAAATCGGCGATGGATCTTGGTGCATGAAGTACCCAACGACGTTGCAGATCGCCGCTTCGCTCTTGGACATCTGGGCCGCGAACATCGACACCACCCGCACAACCGATGGATCGCTGTATGCGTCCATCACCTCCTTCATGTAGGGGACGCGGTCTGTGTGCCACTTGCCTGGCTCGGCCGCAGTTTCCCGAGAGAGGTAACGGTACTCGTCTGCCCACTCCGAGACGCTAAGGCTTGGAGGTGGACGCAGTGCGTGCAGCGTTTTCGACGCTACGGTAGCCAGCCTTGGATGCCCCGTCAGGCGTAGGGGTGGGATCGTCGAACTCGACTTTTGCTTCCGCGAGTTCTTGGAGGATTTCGTGGACCCCTTCTTTGAGGAACCCTCGGGTTTCTTCAAGCGATTCTGAGTCATGTGCCCTCGGAGCGACACGGTCGGGAAGTGCGATTAGATGCTGGCGAACCATCGTCACGATCTTCGTCCAGGCCGCTTCGATGTCATCGGCGTGGATCAGTTCGCCGCGCAACTGCATCGCCGTCCGTTCATGGATGTCGGCTCTGGCTTTAGTTAGTCGTGTACGCGCCTGCTCATGGCTCTCGCCGTCGATCACTTCGTCACTGGCGCCCGCGCTTTCCTTCAGGAAGCGGACGTAAGCCTGGATCGACGGAACCAGATCGAATGGACCCCGAGGCGTCTTGCGGGGCAAAACCCCGCCCTGGGCCAACTGCTGCACCCTGCGGGTCGTCAGCATTAGAACGTCGGCGAGTTCCTTCGTCTTGATCTTGATGTCTTCCGTGGCCGGCACGGTCACATTCTCGAGCTTGGCATCGGGTGAACCATCGGGGCGCCAAACCTTGCGGACGACTTGAGGCCACGGACGAATTCGATCTGGAACCTCTTGTGGATTGATGCCCTAGCGACCTTCTGCGCCACCGAATAGAACCGGATGACCGGCTTGACCTTCGCGTTCTTCACCAGAATGAAGAGAGGAACAATGATGGGGTGAGTTACCGCGATCCGGCGCTTCCCCTTGCGCTTCCCCTTTACGGTCCTCGCGTTTTCCTTCCTCGGACCCTGCTTCCAACCCCAAGTGCCCGCGAGACGTTTCTTCGATCTCACTGCGAGGAAGGTGGGTCCGGTCTTTTGACCAGGGTCGCCCCCGTAGGGTTGGATGCGGAAACCCTTGTTACCGATGGGTCGGCCCTGGAGATCCTTGCCGATGTTGAACGCAGACTCTCGGGTCAGTCCGCGAGCGATCTTGCCGAAGGCTAACTTCCCCGTCCCCCCACGCTTGAAAGCCTTAACGGGGACCGCGATTTCCTTGTCCGTGACCAGGCGGGTGGCGTGGAGACCCCGAGTGCCAGATGACCTCGGCGAGAACGAACTTCCCTCGACATGGTCGCCGATGATTTTCTTGGCGTTGAGCCCGGTGCGCTTGCGTCCAGCTCCCTTGGCTTTCCCTGTCTTTCGGAAAGGTCCGACCCAAACCTCGTTCAGACGGTCGAAGGGTTCGTAGAGGATCGCATTGGAGACGTATGCCGCCGTCGCCGGCCTGCCACTCGTCGCGAAGGCTCGCCGCACCTCCATGCGCTCGCGCTTCATTACGTCGAAGCCCGCACCCTTCAAAACTTTCATGCTTACCCGCTTGACATCCTTATCTCTCATCTGCTTGATCCAGAGACGAAACTCCCGGTCGTCGAACTTAATATCCAAGCGCGGACTGGCGGGCGAAGCGGTGGCTTGAGGCATAGGCCGATCTGTCCCCTCTGGCCGATCTGGGTTCACCGGGAGAAAGAGCAGGCCCGGACTGCGCCTTGGTCGCGTAGGACGCGCAGTCTGAATAGGATGGCCGGGGTGCCTGCCCTACGTCAAGACCGAAGGCGGGTGCCCGTGTCCGCTCTGTCCGGTTTGGCTAAGTTTTTTCGCGTTTTCGCCCAGGGAACCGCGAACGGCGCTATGCGGCTGGGCTCTGGGAAAAT